GAAACGAATAACAGCATATCCGTTACCACTTTTATCCATCTCTGGTTTCCACAGACGGTCATCGGCACCACCGCCGCCACCACCGTTTTGCTTCTCTACTTCTTTGACCAGTTTCTGTGTCAGAGAACCAAGAGAGGATTGTTTCTTTAGATCTGAAAAAGACATTCGTATTTACCTGTAATTTGTATTTGGCTTGTTGGTCAAGTTTGGGTGGGGGACCTGACCACCCCCGTATACTACACCCCTCAGAGGGACTCGTCAAGGTGTTTTCTCATATTATCTATGACGTTTGTCATGTTGCTGAAAACGTAGGACAGATCCACGTCAGCAGGGAATCCAAGTTGACGAGCAGAGGACATGATACTGTCCTTCATCAACTGTGCTTCAGGGTCATCAGAAAGACTCAGACGAGTGTAGAGAACCTGTTGTTTTTTCAACAGGGTCTCCAACATTTCCACATGTTCCAACTTATCTTTGTTAGACATAGAGGGAAATGAAAACACATTCTTATAGATCTCCTCTTGGAGATCAGAAATTTCTTTCATTTCCGTTTGAACAATTTCTGACTGGAAGAAACTCATTCTACTCCTACTTCTGTTTCTGCTACGACTTCTTGTTCCTTAGATGCTTCAATTTGTTCAAGGACATCAATGGCACCAATGATCTTGAGATACATCTCACGTCCGCCATCGATCTGTTGTTCAATTTCAGCTTTTTGTTGCTTTAAATTTTCAAGCACGGTTGCATTATCAAGTGCCATTGATTATTACCTCCTTAAGGATAGATTTAAATTTAAATACATCAATATGTATAAAGGAATCATACTTGTCGATTCTCATCGACAAGAACTTCCAGACAGGATCATTGAGTCTCCTGTCAAATTCCTTTTTGAATCCCAGAATCTTATTCAAGATAACCAGGGATTCAAGTGATAGATTTTTTCCAAGATGTTCTCTTACAATCTGAGGATGTTTTGTCCCGTCAATAAAGAACATCTCGTCAAACTTTTTGTCTGAAAAGACATTTTCTACCTCTGTTCGAAACGTGTAAGATAAACTCTGAAGACGTTTCTTCCAGTTGGTGTAATTTGTCTCTCCGTTCCGAACGATCTCACCAATCCACAGAGACTGAGGATCATCACAAGACACAAAATTACTAACGAAGAATTCAATAACTTCACTATCATCTTTCTGACGACTCAATTTTTCAAAGAAAAATCTGTCCTTACGTTTGTAGAAAGATTCTAAAGACGCACGGGATTTTCCTCCGTACCTATGATAGTCATATTTTTCTTTAGTGAAGTGATTTTTCAATCCAAGATAACTCTTGTAACAATCGAAGGGTTTCACTTTAGGAATCATAAAGGGAGTTTCGCATGAGATGTTCTCTTGAGGAGATTCAATTCCATTGCTTCGGCTTTGAGTTTCTCCTTCAATGGTTTAGATATTAACTTAGGAATAGACTCAATGTCAATATTGTTTTTCTCACAGAAGAAAACAATCGAGTCCATGTATTGAACAAACTCTCTAATATATTCGGTGAGAAGTTTGATGTACTTACTCTTGTCATACTGTTCATAAACGACACATTCCCCATCCTCACAGGACATAATAATAACAAATTTTTTGACTGAAATACCAGTCATTTCATAGAGCATACAGGCATATGCTGCACACTGGACATAATAATGTTCGATCCACTTTTCAGGTTTAGGTTTCTTGCTTGTCTTGAAATCGATGATCGCAAGTTCACCTTCATACTCTGCAATGCAATCGACAGTTCCAGCAACTCCCAACTGGTTAGAGAACAATGACTGTTCGATTGCATGAATGTTATCGATTTTGTCTAGAGTCGGTTTCGACTGTTTAAACAAATATTCCGACAACGGTTGTACATTAGGAAGTTCTTCATTTTTCATATAGTGTTCAACCAGTGTGTGCATGTCAGTACCACGACTGGTTGCTGCCTTAGTAATCTTGTTTGCTTCTTCCACACCAACACGTTTTCTCCACTTAGTGAAGATCTCTCTGTTGTAATGACTGATAACAGACGTAATTGATACTAATTTTTTACCTTGAGGAGTATCATAATATCTAACACCATCAATCGTCTCCCTTTCGAGAGACGGATAATCTATTTCAATATGATTAAACATTACATACCCAATTCAAGTTTAGCAATGATGTACTCTTTGACAAGTCCACTCCTACAGATATCCTCTGCATTAAATTCAATTGTATCAAAAGATGGCATGTTAGTCAAGATACGCATAAAGTCTGCGATACCATTTCTTTCATTCTGTTTTGTCAAGTCAGACTGAGATGCGTCACCACAGAACATAATCTTGGAGTGTTCACCGATTCGAGTAATCATTGAATCAAGTTCATGGAAATTCAAGTTCTGAAATTCATCAACGATCACGATGACATTATCAAGTGTCGTACCACGAATGAATGATGTAGACCAGAAGGAGATTGTACCCTGTGCCTTGAGGTTGTTATACAACATCTCAAAGGATGCATCGTCTGGCATCTCGAACATGTACTTGACCATGTTCTTATAAGGAATTTGATAAAGAGATGATTTATCTTCATGATCACCAGGGAGGAATCCGATCTCTCTGGTGGGTACAAGGGACCTGACGATGTAGATCTTTTCGTATGGTGTCTTTGGATCTAAGACATCCATCAATGCATTGTAGAGAGTGATAAAGGTCTTACCAGTTCCAGCACACCCGTATGCAACCAAATTCTGTTGTGCCTGATACTTATCAAAGAAAACCTGTTGGTTATCTGTGATTGGCTCAATTTTTTTAATGAAATCGAGATTGATCGGTTTCTTTCTCTTCATCATCTTATTAGACATTCCAAATGGAACTGGATTGGTACTACCAATACCTGCTTTCTTCTTTGCTGGCATAAAATTAATCGTAGTGTTTGAGGGTTGATCCTGGTTGTTTCTTAGCTTTACTAATCACGTCTTTCCATCCTGGGTGTTTAGTGTAAAGCTTATTAAACATGTCACCAACCTCTACCCCCAGACAGGGAGCATTGTCGGGTGTATAAAATCTTTCCCAGTCAGGATTTTCTTCCTTCCACTTATCCCATTCGTGAATACTCATGACGATTTCTTTTTCTTCACCAGTCTCCTTGTTTCTTACAGGATATGTTGCCACATTAAATCTCCATTATCTGTGTGTATATTTATTACCAATCCAGAGCCTCTGAAATGATAGGGAACTGTTCCTTGAAAATCTCCTTACAAGAGTTTGCAAGATCCATATGTTCTTTCTGAGTTCCGTTTGCTGACCTCAGATCAATGTAATGAATCCAACTGCGGATTGAACCAGTCATGTACATCTTGGTTGGCGTTGCAAGAGGTAGTACAAAACGAGCACACTCTTTTGCGACTCCCGCATCCAACATCTGATTGTAAAGATTAGATGCAGAACTAAACAGAGTTACCATCTGACGTTCCAGACGTTCAACAATTTCAGGATCAAGATCGTCAATACTATTCTGACGATTTTTGGTGTCCTGTCGTCTCAGTTCAGGAAGTTCAATGTCGGAAGACAAAAGGTTAGTACTTGCATACCGTTGAGAGAACTCCTGGAATGTAAACGAACGATGCCGCAGGACTTGAGCTGCCAGACCACGAGTCGTCTCCATCTCCAGAGTCATGAACGCTTGTTCAAAGATACTCCAGTGTTGATGTTTAATACAATACTTTAAGAGACCAGCAAAGTTCTCATTGTCCTGATTGTTTGGGTTCGACACACGCGCACAATACGCAATGTGTTGCTCAGCATCAGGAGTTACTGAGATCAGTTTCGCTTGATTCATGTTTCTTTTTTAAAACCTTACGTTCTTGTTGCATCAGTTTAACATACTGTACCTCTCCTTCAGTGAAAAGTTCAGGATGTTTAAGGATGTATTTAATTGCCTTTTTTGTCTTGAATTTTTTGATCATGATTGAAATATGCGTTGAAGTATGCAACGATTCCATTACTTAACTTGTTCCCCTGAGAGATCCAAGTGTCAACACACTCATAAATGTCTTTTGTAGAATATGATGTTTCGTCTATACGACCGCTACCATACCTATTTAACAAAACTTTAAGACACTGTTCACGGAGTTTCATCCTCTCCTCCGTGTACCTCCAGTCCTCATTCGTCATCTTCGAATACCTCATCATAGTCAGGGAGTGGAGGAAGTGTTTCCTTCGTCTTTACATATGCTTCAGGATCAGAATACACCTCCGACTCCAATGCATCAAGAAGAAGTCTGAGGTTTCTAATGATTAACTTAAGATTGTCTTTCTCCATAACAATAGATGTTGTTGTCCAGTTATTATAACATAAAAAAAGAGGGGATCAACCCCTCTGTGTTTATTTGGAAAGAACTTTAATCTCTCCGTATATCAGTGAAAGAAATGCTACAGAACTTAGGGATACGATCCCAGCGATTTGTAGTGCCTCCATTTCACTTTACATACGAGCGACCACGATAGCAAAAAGTACCATGTACTTCCTGACCATCCTGCTTGCAGGTATACTCAA